TTCTCTTATGTAGTGGTAATTATCATCAGGTAGAACTTCAAACTCCACAAGAGCATCATGGGTGAACTTAGCTACAACGCTTCCAATATTGTCAATATCGAAGTTCCTTTTGTTATGGTAGTAAATACTATACCTCATAACACAAGGATATTCTACTTTGTCTAACCCCCTTACGATGTCTGAAATCTGAAGCTTAAAGGCCTTTTTTAGTCTATTGCTAGTGTGGAAATTCCAGTTTCTATATCCATTTAGGTTTAGGTAGTATCTCCTCACTTTTCTGTTACCAACCTCTAATGAGATAGGTACATCAAATGATTGCTTTTTACCAGTCATCATACCTCCTAGTGTCCCTATGCTCTACACAAAGAGAACACAGGGACTGTCTGTTGACGATGTCTAAGGTCTAAAATGGGACATCGTCATCGTCAAAGTCATCTGATACTGGACTAGAATCAGCTGTAAATCCATCTTCTTCCTCATCAAAATCTACAGATGATTCATATTCTACCAACTCCAAGATCTGTAACTTCTTCCAAATTAAAGTAACACCTACTGTCTTGGTTGAAGGCATTGAGTAAGGCGAAGCAAAAGCTAGACATCGAATAATAGAACCATTACCAACTAAAGGTACTGGACTGATTTTATGTTTCTTAGCATCTACAACCTCGACTTCAGCAGGCAGTCCCTTCTCTTTACGGGCATCAACATCCTTAAGTTTAAATTTAAAAACAATATTCCCTGTGGGGTTGTCATCTTGGTCAAACTCTTCCGAATATACTGGGAAGGGTTTATAGCCCCTAGCTTTAGGACCTAGCGTTTGCTTTGTTTCTTCTAGGGCCGTGTCTCGTAGTGATTCAAGATTTTCAATAAACGCTTGAACCTTAGGATCGTCAGGATCGCATACCAAAGAAGTTGAATACTCCCCTAAAGGGTTGAACATGCGGTCTGGTTCTTTAATCTTACACCACAAAGCTTTACCTTTTGGCGATACAATATTAAATCCACTTACTGTAAATGGTTTTGGGCTACGTTTTTTCATCTTACTCTCCTTAGTTAATTTAAAAACGCCCTTCGGGCGGAACACACAAAAACACAAAGAAAGATAACTGTTATATTACTTAAGATACTTATAGATTCTTAAGTATTTTTTAATTATCTTAATCATTAAATACTATTAAAGTAATCTTAATAACAATAATATTATTAAGTACTTTAATATATTATTATTTTATAATTATTTATAAAAAGATTATTATAATAAAATCTTAATAAAATAATTATAAAAATTAAAACTTAAAGTATCTTATAGTATTCTTAAAGATTCTTAAAGTACTTCTTAATTATTAAGTATTCTTTAAGATACTTTAAGTACTATAGGATACTTTAAGTACTTAATAAGATAATATTATTAAAATTATTATTAAAATATTATCTATTAAGATTTTATTTCCAATTTTTTAAAGAACTATGATGATGTTAGATTTCTAAGTGGCTGTGTTTCCTCTCTATAGTGTCCTTTTACGGAAACCCTTACCAGAAGCGGGCTACAGCCATTTTCCACATCGTCTAAAAAGCTTTCTTTTGTTGATGTACAATGTCTTATTTGTGTTTTGTCCATTGTACATCATCTAAAATACCTCTAAAACTTCCATGTAAGCCTCTCATTGGACTTTCTCTGTGTTACCTATAGGTATGTGTAGGTTTNAAGAAATCGTCTCTCTATNAGGNTTATTTTAATTTAACTGAAAATGTACTCACTTTTCATAACCTCATCGAGGTCTAATGTATTAATCATAACCTCTTCTGGATCTTGTACATTTTCTAAATTGTTTTTTGTAACTTGTTCTACAAATAGTTTTAAAGGGTTTGTTTTAAATAATTCAATAAAACATTCCCTAACTATTTTATTTAATTTGTTAACATGACTAATTGGAACACCATAAGAGTCATGTACAAAATGATAGTCTTTGCAACCTTCTTTTCTTAATCTTTGTACAACCATACTCAATAAGGTAGCATCTAGACTATGTATAAAGTTAGGTGCAATTCCACTCAACATTTTATTATCATCTAACTCATTTGTTGTCCTCCTTATTGTCAATTTTCCGACAGGTGTTACAACTCTTTCCATCTTTTTCTTCATTATCCTTTGTAACACNGGAAANTCNATNATTGGTGTTTTGTANTANATGTAATCACCCATTGANACTTTAGCTTTTGTAACNTCTTTTAGGTACTTTTGGCCAACTTTAGCCCCTTTTACAACCTTTTCGATAGCCTTATCATTTAAGTCGGCTATAAGCTTGGCACAAACCCAAGTCTCACCTTTCCAGAATCTGCCTCCTTCGTGTTCTATAGCATCTAACTCTTCCTTCAATTGCTCATACATACCGTATCTTGTCACAGAATAAGGTTGAGTCATTGTGTTTTTCTTTGTTAGCTTCCGTGTTATCTTACCTTTTAAGCTATCTGCTATCTCTTTGATATAGTAAACTTTTACCTCTCCATCTGATAATGTGAACTCCATTTTATCAGGATATTCACCATTGTCAAGCATTTTGTTTACCTCATTTGCAACTTCTTGGTAAATATCGCTTCTTGTCTTACCTATCACATTAACAGCTTTTGCACCTTGCCTGTCTCTTAATAGTCCAGAGTAAATTTGGATACCAGAACAAGTGGCATCTAAGCTAACAGGTAAATGAGACTCAAAGTTTTCTGGATCTTTCACATAGTCAGCATATTCAAAACACCAAGCTAAAAACTGGTAAGGATTATCTGTGTCCTTCCACTTTCTAACATGTTTAAAAGGGTCTTCTGCTATGTCTAATATATCATTATGTAGGGCTTTTATGTTATTTACCCGTTCGTCATAGGATAACTTGTCAAATCCATANTGATTAGCCCCATTGATTAGAAACCACCTTTCTTCCTCTTTGTTTGTTATTTTACACCCTCTTTTAAATTCAAGCAAGGCTTTATTTTCATCTTTACCATAAGGCTGCATATGCTGTTGGATAGGGTACACACGACCTCTAAAATCGTATTGATAAGAGAAATAAAATTGCTCCTCATTTATGTATTCCCTAGCATTATGTAGTACCAAGTGGAGCATTAGCGCCTTAGACCTAGTGCTAATTAAAAACTCTTTCTGTGTTTCTAGGTCAATGAAGTATCTTCTCCTTTGTTCTTGATCTTTAGGCAATCCTTTCAGTTTACCCTCTGTTTCAACCTCACCATAGTCATATACATTTAAGAAGTCCTCAGCTTCTAAATCACCACTATAAGGTAATTTACCAATCAAATATGGAGCTTTTCTAGGTGATTCAGGGTCTACCATAATTTCAGAAAATACTTTATCTACAATCTCAAAAACTTTCTTGTTCACTCTCCATTGTGTTTTCTGTAAGATGTTTAAGGTCTCAAAGATTTTATCATTTTTAACCTCATTGAAATAGTCCCTTAGGAACTTCCTAGTGACTCCATAGGACTTGATAGCTGGTATCCTATAGATGTCCTTATTATAATAGCCTCCAGACCCATAGAAATGCGTCCAATCGGTAGGTTCAGCAAGTAACACAGGATACTTCCTATAATCATCCATCAATTTACCCCTAGTCTGAAGAATCATTTTAAAACATTCCTCAGTGTAGAGTACATATTTTTTCGTTTTATTTCGACCTTCTCTTATGTTTTTTATTTCAATGATGTTTGACCCACTTTTCAACACAATATCAATTAATGTTGTCCCAATAAGGGTCGAATACGAGTCCATTTCACTTTCGGCCATCAGCTGTTGCTTCTTAGCAATAGCATACTTCTTTTTGTTCCTAAACTTCTCACTCTTTTTTCTGTACTTTTTATCAACATAAGCACTTAAAACAACTTTATTGTGCTCTAACCGCTTAATCATGATGGCTTCATGGACAGCTTTTACAATGTCATGGGCTACTCTGGTTAGTGGCTTCTTTTCCTCTTTACTGATGTTTCGTATCAAGGTAACCAACACAATAAAAGCTAAGTCCTTTGGTTTATCCTCAAAGTCAAGGGCAAGAAGGCTTCTAACAGCCTGCTGTTTGCCTCTCAACTCAAGGTTAAAGTACTCTTTTAGTTTGTTAGTTACAAGGTCAAGTGAATGCAAAATAATTAGTCTTCCCTCTGTTAGCTCATCAGCTTGACCTTCTTGTATTCTCTTATTAATTTGGTTTATTAACCTATTATAAGAGTAGTTAGTTGCGTCGATTTCCATCTCTATTTGCCTTTCAAGCACTTCAGGCAACAAAGAAGAATCTTTTCCAATCATAATAAATCCTTATTTATCAACAAGTTCCTTCCAAGACACAGGGAATAAAGGTCTAATAACAGTNTCTAATTTCTTAGCAAAATCTCTAGCCTCTGCTTGAGCACCTTCTGCAATTCTCTCACGGTACACATGGGCAAAAGCTAACAAGTTACCACTCCATACCCACGTTGTCATCATTGATTGTGGGAGCACAATTCTAGCCATTTCAGGTGCTACGTTTGCTTGTAGCATAGAATTGTA